GGCGGTTGAAGAGAATGTGCCTATTCTATCAGCTACACAGACAACTAGAAGTGGATATGGTAACACCGATGTTGAACTAACAGATACTTCTGAATCTTTTGGTTTGCCGGCAACAGTTGACTTTATGTTTGCTTTGATTTCAACTGAAGAACTAGAGCAATTAAATCAGCTTATGGTTAAACAGTTAAAGAATCGATATAATGATCCAACCGCAAATAAGCGATTTATGATTGGTGTTGATAGAGCAAAGATGAAATTATATGATTTAGAACAATCTGCTCAAAAGGGTTTGACAGATGCTAATTTGGACATTGATAGGGTTGACACACAAGCTAAAAGCACATATAATATGAATGATATTATAAGTAGAGGCAAACGAGACTTCTCGTCAATTAAGGTTTAAAATGAGAGAATATTGGTCAAACAGTAAAGTTGCAAATTGGATTCGAGGTACAACTAAACCAACTTCTGCAACTAGCTCCGGCTGGCATAAATGGGAAACAGAGGCAAAAGAATCCCATCCGATTCGTTATTGGATTGTGGAAGAAGCCTTTGACGCAATTCAAACATTTGTTCGTTTGCCAATTGATAAACTATATGATGTAAAATATTATATCAATAATCGTTGGGTTACTCGTACTCATGCACTTACCGCTCATCCACGTGACATTAAACCTGGTCAGTGGCAGGATGTAGGATATCGCATTTTACCTTGTTTGTTTAACGAGCTTGTTGACTTTGTTGAAGTGGAAACAGCATGGTTACATATTGCATGGGATGACGATGCATATAAAAAATACAATCCTCCATTCTATGCTAAAGGTTGGTTCCGTTGGAGAACATGGCGTTGTCCTCAAGCAGGTCTAGATCATCTTGATTGGGCAGCAACTCTTATGCATGAAAATGAACTTACAAGTCAAGCAACTTCTGCAAAAGAAATTAAAGAACTTTATTTGTGGTGGACACAAACATATCGCAATCGCCCCGATCCAATGGAAGCTAGTGGATGGTCTGCATATTGCGAAAAGCGCAGACAAAAAGCTGGAAGTGATCTATGGGGTCACGAGAATGAAACAGAAGAAGAACGAAAAGAATGTATGGCTGCTTTGGATTTATCACATAAAATTGAAGCAGAACACATGGCAGAGGATGAAGCAATGATGATTCGCCTCATTAAAATTAGACAGTCACTATGGACTTAAGGAAATAAAATGGCTAAGAAACAAATTAAAAAAATCAGCGACAAATTAGTTAAAATTAATGATTCATTAACTATCAATCTATATGATAATGGTTATATGGTTGAAGTTAGCGGGCGTGATACCAATGATGACTGGACACAAGTAAAAATCACATGTAATACACTTGAAGATGTTAATACATTGATTAAAGAAGCAAACGAAATTGATAAAGTATAACACCAAATTTATATCATGCTTTTACGATTGCTTGAAAAACTAAATAGAAAACGTATTATCCAAGATAGATTTGGCAGAGATTACATGCACAGATACTATCTATGTTTTAAGGAAAAAATAAATGCATTCGATACCGTCAGACCCTACCCAAACATCTTTATCCACAAGCTCCTCCTCTCCGACGAAGACAGAGACGTTCACGACCACCCCTGGAACTACCTCACCGTTATTCTTGCAGGAGGTTATACAGAATGGACTCCGGTCTTCGACAGACACGGTATTAAAGTCGGAGAACAAAGCACATGGCGAGGGCCTGGTTCAATTATATGGCGAAGAGCCACCTCATTTCACCGATTAGAAATGTCTGCTCCAACTTGGACATTGTTTATTCATGGTTGGAGAACACGAGAATGGGGATTTCTAACTAAACAAGGTTGGATAGATAGAGTAGAATATATTAAAGATAAGATGAAACTAGCGGCATAAATAAAAGTGGAGGACAAAAAATGAATGTTTCCGTTAGAAATGCAAAAGATAGAACGCTGGTGTATTTGCTAAAGTTAGCAGCTGATTCATTTGCCAAAAATTTAATGTCCCCGCAATTGACAAAAAACTTATCTATTAAAATTATTGTACGTGAAAAGCTAGACGCCGGAGGTTTTTGTGATTACGAAATTACAGGCGACAACAATCCACGAGAATTTAATATTGAGATATTAAGGACACGAAAAAAGATTAATATGTTCAAGGTCCTGGCACATGAGATGGTTCATGTGAAACAGCATGCCAAAGGCGAAGCTAAAGATAAGTTTAAAAAAGATAAGTATATAACATTATGGTTTGGTGAAAAATATGATGATGATACATCCTACTGGGATCAACCTTGGGAAATAGAGGCCTATGGTTTAGAAAACAGTCTTGTTGCAAAATTCCTTGTGGAACATGACCAGTTCAAAAATCTAAGACAAAAACACGCAGATTGGTTCGCAGAGGAGTCGATAAAAGAATAATTAAAAGGAGCGATACATGGAAAATATTACATTCACTCTATATGATCTAATACAATTAGGACTAATGTTAGCTGCATGCTTTGCATGCTACAAATGGGGGCACAACAAAGGCGTAGATGACGCAATTGACTTTTTCGAATCAGAAGGATTAATTGAAAAAGAAAGTGCTTAAAAATCAAGCAATTTAACCTGTTGTTCTAGAACAACACTTAGTACCCGAGCATTTGACTCGGGTACTTTTTTCTGTTATAATAAGCACATGATAAAGAACTTTTCAATCGGTGCAGAAGTCGAGATTCAAACTCGATGGAAATCGAATATATTAGGTGAAGAATATCAGGATAATATATTCAAAGGTAAAGTCGTTAATAATCCTAAATGGTTAGATAATGATTATGTCTCTGTATATACAGGTAATCCTGAATATCCTACATCTCATATTAATAAGCGATTTATCGTTGGATTTGATTTTCCAGATAATCGAGTAGAAACTCGGATATTTAGAATTAAATCTAAATCGAAAGGGCATATTTATAATGTCGTTTCGGATAATGGTATTGTTTCCTGCAGTTGTGTAGGATTTCAATTCCGCAGGACTTGCAAGCATGCAAATAAAGTTAAAGAATTTATCCAAAATGCTTGACAAGGTAGCCGAAAGGCTATATAATATGAATTGTGAAGTTGTTAATTTTTACATTTTTTGAAGGATCTATATTATGAGTACATTCACAGTAGCCGGCGTTTCAACACAGTATGGCGTCACAAAAGTTCGTTTTGCTAATGACCTGGCATCACGCGTCAAACTCTTGTCTAAAGGTGGTCACTCGCCTCTTGAGTTGATGGAGTTGCCCAAGGCAATGACCAAGGCAGAAGCATGCCAGCATCTTATCGATGTAGGCGGTGTGTTCAAGCAATGGGCAGGTCTTATCAATGATACAATGGGTAAGAAACAAGGTACAGTTGTTAGCAAGCCAACTAAGGCAAAAGCTAAAGCAGCACCAGTAAAGGCAAAGGCAGTTGCTCCTAAGAAAGTAGCAGCACCTAAAGTAATCAAGTCAAAAGTTGTTGAAGATGATTTAGAACTTGAAGAATTGAAGCAGTTGGCAGAGTTGGAAGACGCGCCAATTTAATTTTAACAAAGCACCACTAGTTTGGTGCCGAGATGTATAAATATTTTTATGGGAAATAATTTTAACCTTTTCTGTCAGCATCAAGAACCGACTTCTTATATTAGAACGTCAGAGCGCGTTGCAGACAAAAATTCATGGAGTGTGCTCCAGGGTTAAAATTTAAATTTTTCGTACAAGTTTATCTTAGAACCCTCGGCACTCCAACAGTCCGAGGGTTTTCCTTTTGTGGCATGCTTTAATAACCATATGCTTGACAAGGTTATTAAAAGATGTTATAATAAAGTTTAAATAGATCGGTATTTAAGCTATGTTCTTTTACAAATTAGCATACCATTGTGTCCGGTTAGCTCAATAGCAGAGCATTCGACTGATAATCGAAAGACAGAGGAGCGTTACCTCTACCGGATACCAATTGTCCCGTTCGTCTAGAGGCCTAGGACATTACCCTTTCACGGTAAGTACACCAGTTCGAATCTGGTACGGGACGCCATTATTTTATACATTACCAAGTGTATAAAACAATGGTACGCCTGGGTGGCAGAGTGGTCAAATGCAACGGATTGCAAATCCGTAAAGTCGTCAGTTCAAATCTGACTCCAGGTTCCAAAAATAATGCTTGACACAAGTGTGTTAAGGTGTTATAATAAAGACATATTAAAAGAATCCCGTTACTATTTTCGTTAAAATAGCGTTTGATTAGCGACAGAGATCCGGTGGCAGAAAACCGTTAGCGTGAGGATTAAAAATACCCTCGCAGGCTCTGATAGGCAGTCTCTCACTGCACACAGACTTTGAATAAATGAGATGGACAGAGTAACCGCTCAATTAAGGGCTCGCCTGGAAACGAGTAGCTTATCTATATTTTGGTCTGTTAGTGTTAGCGGTAAGCACGCGAGCCTGTCACGCTTGTAGGAGGGATTCGAATTCCCTACAGACCGCCAAGTTATGGTCTTAGTCTATAAATGCATAAAGAAAGTCTAAGTTAAATGGCAACCCAAAGTGGGACCAACCATTTTAGAACCCGCCGGAGTAACGTCTGGCTACTGTGACCCGCAGAAAGTGAAGTAAGTTCGTAACTTACGGGTGGTAGTCTTTAAACCTAAAGGCCGTTGGCAGCACGAGAGCGGTCCTTGTCGGGAAGCGGGTGGAAGGTACGCGTGAGAGATATGATAGCGTCATATTTTTCTGTACTATAATTACCGCCGGAGGACGCAGAGCATTTGCCTAGGTGACGGAATTGGTATACGTGTTGGTCTTAGAAGCCAAATTTTGAGAGTTCGAGTCTCTCCTTAGGCACCATATTGAAACATTCTAAACTGGACGCAGGTTCTGAGAAGTAAGACCTTGATTGATCCCCAAGAAGGTATGGAGAATAAGAGTGTTTCAATATGGGGGTGTAGCTCAGTTGGGAGAGCGGTTGCTTTGCAAGCAATAGGTCGCAGGTTCGAACCCTGTCTCCTCCACCATATAAATAATCGGTGTGTAGCGCAGTCTGGTAGCGCTCCTGGTTTGGGACCAGGCGGTCGGAGGTTCGAATCCTTTCACACCGACCATTATTTTTAACATAGGAAAAATTATGAACTCAACAAATGACATCAAAACAAATCTCGAAGCATATCTTGCTGAAAACGAGAAATTCGAAAAAGGTAATAGTGCTGCCGGGACTCGCGCCCGCAAGGCATTAGGTGAACTTGCAAAAGCTGTAAAAGCTAGACGCAACGAAATTACTGCAGAAAAGAACGCTCGCAAAGAAGCGAAAGCGTAATTTTTATTCCCTGATAGCTCAGTCGGTAGAGCGACGGACTGTTAATCCGCAGGTCGGTGGTTCGAACCCACCTCGGGGAGCCATTGGAGGTGCCGCCGTAATGGTATGGCAGGAGACTGTAAATCTTCCGACTTATGTCACAATTGGTTCGATCCCAATCACCTCCACCAACCGCATCGTTAACTCAGTTGGTAGAGTTCCTGCCTTACACGCAGGCTGTCGGGAGTTCGAGTCTCTCACGATGCACCAATTTTTTAGAAAGCTTATATGAACTATAAACCTTTGCATGATAAAGTATTAGTAATTGAAAATGAAAAGCCAAAAGAAACCGAAAGCGGTATTTATGTTGGTGAAGCCCGTATGGATGAAAACACAAGAGCAGGTACTGTTCTTGCAATTGGTCCAGATGTATATGAGGTTAAAGTTGGAGATGTAGTATATCCAATGTGGACAAAAGCTAAAGTCGTAAAAGACGGTGACAAGTATATGGGAATTATTTCTCAAGAAGATATTCTAGCAGTACAAGAATAAAAATTAGCTGGCGCTAGTATAACGGATAATACAGCTGCCTTCTAAGCAGTCAATAGAGGTTCGATTCCTCTGCGCCGGACCAAACACAGGCGGGGTTGGAGTAATGGTAACTCAACAGACTTTGACTCTGTCGTTCCTGGTTCGAGCCCAGGGCCCTGTTCCATTTTTAGGAGAAAGTAATGAAACTTAAGATGATCGTCAAGCAACGTAATCGCTTCGTTGCTTTGGCATTACAACGCAAAGCGGGAGTCCATCGTAAAAGTAATAAAGCTTTGCGAAGGCAACATAATGCGAGTATAGCTCAGTTGGTAGAGCAGTAGACTTTTAATCTATTGGTCGTGGGTTCGAATCCCCCTACTCGTACCATATAAAAGCACTCTTGTCAGCACTGTGGGAAGCGCAGATAGACAATACTAGAACAAGGTTCGAATCCAAACAAGAGTGTTTCTATATGGTAATATGCAGATGTTAGTTTAGTGGCAAAACCTCGGGTTGTGATTCCGATATCATGAGTTCAATTCTCATACGTCTGCCCAATGGGTTGGGATATTTCAATTGGTTAGAAACGGGGATGTATATGCCGCGTAATGTGAGTTCGACTCTCACTCCCACCCACCAATAATTTCGGAAACGTGGTCGAGTGGTCTATGGCTCTAGTCTTGAAAACTAGCGATCCGAAAGGGTCCGTGAGTTCGAATCTCACCGTTTCCTCCAGATCGGAAAGTGGGCAGGATGGTAATGCAGCAGATTGCTAATCTGTCACTGGATTAAACCGGTGAGTGGGTTCGACTCCCACACTTTCCACCATATAAAAGCATTCTTGATATAAGACAAAGCAGGAGAAGAAACATAGTATCTGCAGATGCAAAAGTTTCAGAGCTTGACTCCTCCTAGGCTTGCATTCGAGAGTGCCTCTATATGGTGATGTAGCATAATGGTAGTGCACCAGCTTCATACGCTGTCAAGTGTAAGTTCGACTCTTACTATCACCACCAGATTATCCGCCTTTAGCTCAATTGGATTAGAGCACTTGGCTACGAACCAAGAGGTTGGGGATTCGAATTCCTCAGGGCGGTCCATATTAGCCGACTTAGCACAGTGGTAGTGCAATCGCCTTGTAAGCGATAGGTCATCAGTTCGAATCCGATAGTCGGCACCAGTTTGTTTCTCCCTAGTGTAATGGCAGCACGTCGGTCTCCAAAACCGTTAGTAAGAGTTCGAGTCTCTTGGGGGATGCCAAAAATAATAGAATATTTTATTGACAATAATATATAAAACTGTTATAATAAGAGTATAGATAGTTAACGCGGGTGTCGTAAAATGGTATTACCTTAGCCTTCCAAGCTAAAGTCGAGGGTTCGATTCCCTTCGCCCGCTCCATTAAGGTGTATTATGCAAAAAATTAATATCGAAGAAGTAAAATCATTTATCGTATCACAGTCTCCTGAAACTAAAATTTATATTGGAGCAGATTCTGAAAGATATCGTCGTAATGAAAAATGGTATGCTGATTATACTCTTGCTATTGTAGTACATATTGATGGATGTCATGGTTGCAAAATTTTTGGGGAAGTACAAACTGAATTGGATTATGACGCAAAGAATAGCAAACCTTCTATGCGTCTAATGAATGAAGTTTATAAGGTTGCAGAATTGTATCACAAAATTGTAGATTGTATTGAAGATAAAGATGTTGAAATCCATTTGGATATTAATCCGGATGTTAAACATAATAGCTCGTTTGTAATACAACAAGCAGTTGGTTATATCAAAGGTACTTGCAATGTTGTACCTATGGTTAAGCCCCAGGCATTTGCAGCAACATATTGTGCAGATAGATTAAAAGAAATTTTAGCATACCAAGAGGCAGCATAACTATGAAAAAAATAACAATTATTGGCAGAGGTACCGCAGGGTGTGTAGCAGTTACTCATTTTTTAAGATGGACTGATTGGGAAATTGATTGGGTGTTTGATCCTAATATTAATCCTCAAGCTGTGGGGGAAGGGTCCGATCTTGCATTACCCACACTATTAGACCAAAACATTGATTTTAAATACACCGATTTACTTAAATTAAATGGCACTGTTAAAATGGGTGTCAATAAAACTAATTGGGGAAAATTTGGCAAAGATTTCATGCATGTATTTGGAAGCGTATCGGGACACGCAATTCATTTTAATGCAGTAGATCTTCAAAATTTTATTATTAGTTATATGGGAGAACAGCCCAGAGTTAAGATTATTCATAAAAATGTTGCCCATGATGCCATTGATAGCGATCATATTTTTGATTGCTCCGGAGCCCCAAAAGATTATACCGATTATACAATATCTGATTACATTCCCGTTAATGCTGCATATGTTACACAATGTAACTGGGAAAACGCAAGATTCACCCACACGGAAGCAATAGCAATGCCTCACGGCTGGGTATTTGGAATACCATTAACTAATAGATGCGCTATTGGTTATTTGTATAATACAAACGTATCATCATTAGATGAAGTTAAAAAAGATGTTCCGGTTATACTTGAAGGATTAAATCTTGTTCCTGACAGAACAAGCCATCTACAATTTAAAAATTATTACAGAAAAAAGAATTTTGATAAACGAGTTGGGTACGGAGGCAACGCCTCATTCTTTTTAGAACCTTTAGAAGCAACATCTATATCTTCTATGGATATGGTTCAACGATTTGCGTATGATATTTGGGTAGATGATAAAGATGTTGAAAAGGTAAATAACGATTATACGTTGCATTTTGAAAAAATAGAAACATTTTTAATGCTGCACTATTATGCGGGTTCTAAATTCGATACGCCGTTTTGGGATTTTGCTATTAAGCGAGGCGAAAACAAAATTAAATCAATTCATACATCCGATTATAAAGAGCACTTTATAGATACATTAAAAATGGTTAAAATGTCAGACTCATTAGATATTAGAACTCTAAAAAATACTACGTTTTCAGTGTGGCCAATCAAGCCTTCTATGAAAGATCACATTTATAATTTAGGTATTTTTGATAAACTATGCAAAGAATTTAATGTATGAAAAAATTAGCAATTATAGGAAAAGGGACTGCCGGTGTTTTGTCTGCATTACATTTTATTAGACACACTGACTGGGTAATAGATTTTTATTATGACTCCGGTGTAAAACCACAAGCCGTAGGAGAAGGATCCTTACCGGGATTTCCAGCGCAGCTATATAATAACGCAAATTTTAATACATTTGATTTATTAAATGTAGACGGTACTTTAAAAACTGGAATATATAAAGAAAATTGGGGGAACAAACATAGTTCATTTTTCCACCATTTTTATCCAGGGCAGGTAGGTTATCACTTTAACGCAGTTAAATTACAACAATATATTTTCAACCATCTTGAGAATAACCGCAGAGTTACGATTATAGATAAACACGTAGATTCGTATGATTCTATAGATGCAGATTTTATTATGGATTGTTCTGGCAAACCTGCAGATTATAGTAATTATTATACTGCAGAATATATACCTGTAAATTCAGTATATGTAACGCAGTGTTTTTGGGATTCTCCAAAATTTCAGTATACTCTTAGCAATGCGGAAAAACACGGATGGTATTTTGGCATTCCTCTTATGAATAGATGTTCTATTGGGTATATGTACAACAATAGTATAAGTTCTTTAGATGAAATCAAGGAAGACGCATTAAAGATAATACAAACCAACAATCTGATACCTAGTGATACTACGTCATCATTCTCTTTTAACAATTATTACCATAAAAATAATTATTCAAAGAGAGTAGTTTATAATGGAAACGCTTCATTCTTCCTTGAACCATTAGAGGCAACCTCTATTGGTATTATAGAAAATATTCAACGGAAAGCATTTGATGTTTGGAACGGCATAGTTTCACCTGAAGATGCAAATAAAGAATATTTAAATTTTATTATCGAAACAGAAACAATGATCATGCTGCATTATTCGGCAGGATCAAAATTTAATTCTAATTTTTGGGATTTCGCAGAAAAACGAGGAACTGATTGCATAGAAAAGGCAATGACTACTGATAAATTTAAAAATATTATAGATTTATCTTATCAGGAAGAACATCGGAATCTGTTTTACGCGCCGTTTATAGACTCATATTCAACATGGACAGCATCTTCTTTTCATCAAAACATTGAAGGCCTTGGCCTTAAAGACAATCTTAAAAAATATCTATAGTATGCAACACAATCTTTTACAACTTTTTCCAATTCCTTTTTATTCTTCTAAGGTTAATGTTTCTTCGCTTGATAAGCAAAATATAAAAAAATTAAATTATAAAAGAATTGATAGTAATAATGGGTACATTTCTGTTGATACTAAAGTTTTAGATAATGATATATTTGAATCATTAAAAAAAGAAATAGAAAATCATGTTGGCATCTATACTAGAAATGTTCTTAATATTGCAAATAACACATCTTTTTATATAACAAATTCTTGGGTAATGAAACATATTAGAGGTGATTCGGCGCATCGACATCATCATACTAACAGTATTTTTAGTGGAACAGTTTATATTCAGACTGATAATGATTCTGGCATTTTTTCAGTTTATAAAACATATACAAATGTGATACCAAAAATTATTTCGCCTGAATATAACGAATGGAATATATTTAACTGCGAAAGCTCTTCCTTCATTCCACAAAACAATGATATATTTTTATTCCCATCTAATTTAGATCACGAAGTTTCACAATGTAATAGTAGTGATGATAGATATTGTTTGGCGTTCAATGTTTTCTTAAAAGGCACTTTGGGGCAATCTGATAAAAATAAAATAAGTGATTTAGTTATCTAGAGGCGGCATTAAACTAGCTAATCCATATTCATAGTCTTTAAGAATAGACAATACAACCTCACATACATCTATTTTTCTTTTAAACTCTAAATTTTCTTGTAAACGAGTATCTAATTGTTTTTCTAAAAATTTTAAAATTAAATTTTCATCATCAGTTTTAATTTTTAATCGATTTATTACTTTATTAATTTTTAATATATGAGTCTCGCAAATAGCAATATTTACAGTTAACTCTTCTTTTGTTTTGAATATATCTTCGGTCATTATACCAATTAAATTATCTATTTCAGGATTGCAATTTGGTACAATTCTGAATAACAGTTGACCAATAATTTCTAAAGATTCATTCCGTATATCTCGAGTTGGATGAGTTTTACCAGTTTTATCATATTCTTTTCTACGAATAGTATCACTTAGTATTTCATATGCAAGTTTTATACGTTTAAAAATTTCCTCATCTCCGCCTTTATCTGGATGATGAAGTTGTGCAAGTATCCTATACCTTTGCCGTATTTCTTCGGTAGTAGCATTTCTTGAAACGTCTAATTCTTCATAGGGGTTCATTTTAGATAAATTTTATTTATTCTACCAAAAGTAATTGACAGATAAGTTGTAATATAATATAATAGTATATATTAAAGGAATCTTATGCGTAGTTTTATTTCAAATAATCCAGAAGTAACCAATTGTGTACTTTATCCATATGTATTTTGGGATGGCTTTTTCACGGATGAAGAACTTGATAAATTAGAAGAATATTTTTCATCAGAAGAAACTGGAAAACTAACCCCCGGAGCAGTTTTTGGTAAAAAGGGAGAAGACTCCTTCGATGATCTTAGAAAATCAGATGTTAAATTTGTCCACATAAACGAAACAAATCAATGGCTATTTGAAAAAATAAATACCATTTCGGTACATATCAATAATTATTTCTATAATTTTGATTTAACTGGATATTCCCATCTGCAATACACTGAATATAACAAAAAGAATGATCATTACAACTTCCATACAGATATAATGTATGGTGAAGATGTCCTTAATAAAGATAAACCATTTATACTACCAAGAAAATTAAGTTTTACATTGGTGTTGTCTGATACAAACGCGTTTAAAGGGGGTGACCTTGAATTTGATACAGGTGGCCCATATATTGCGGCAGAACAAAAACGAGGCAGAATTATAGCATTCCCGTCATTTGTAAAACACAGAGTAACACCCATTAAAAAAGGTATTCGCAAATCTGTAGTATGGTGGGTACTAGGCCCCAAATTTAAGTAAAAATATTTTTATACATAAGAAAAATTTTGATAGTTTAGGTATAAATAATAACATAAAGCCTACTGTCAATTTGTACCTAATCATGATATACAAACCATCTAATTTGTCTGATCCAATATTAAACTTAATTAAGGACGACCCCGTTCGCCCTGAAATTCCTGTAGACTTTAGAATCAGCGAAAATAGAGAAGTTTTAATTTTAATGAAAGATGAAAAGCCGCAAGCAGTAGTTTGTGTTGCTTACATGGATGACATTCCAACATCTTGTTCTGAATTATTTAGAACTTCTGCATCCCCATCTACTGTTATATTCTACACCATTTGGAGTTATACTCCAGGTGCTGGACGTGAACTTATATTTAAAGCAAGAAACGATATTGTTTTAAACAAACCCCATATAAAGCGTTTTGTTACTTTAAGTCCACCAACCGAAATGGCAAGACGTTTTCATATTAAAAACGGTGCAACCGAATTTAGAAAGAATTTGGATACCGTAAATTACGAATATGCTTGACTTCTGATCAATAGTATGTTATAATATATTTTTAAGGTGACAATATGAACGAACTTAACAAAGATCAAGCGGCAATTCTTCAAATTTTGCAAGAAGAATGCGCAGAAGTAATTCAAGCAACATCGAAAGTATTTCGATTCGGATTGTTTGATACACATCCAGATACCCCAAGTAAAACAAATACACTCCATCTTGAAGAAGAATTGGGTGATGTACTAGCAATGATTGACTTACTGGCCACACATAAAGTTATTTCTTATAGTAATGTGGTTCAGTTTAAACAAAGAAAATTCAATAAGTTACGTACTTGGTCAGAGATCGATGTGGATTACATAGGATAAAACAAACGCCTGAGTGGTGAAATAGGTAGACACAAGAGACTTAAAATCTCTCGCCGCAAGGTGTACCGGTTCGATTCCGGTCTCAGGTACCATTTTTATATTAGGAAAATTATGTCTATTACATTAAAAAATCTTGAGAGCGCATTGGCTGGCGAATCCATGGCTCATATCAAGTATCGATATTTCGCTAAGATTGCTCGTGAAGAAGGGTTTGAAGATGTTGCCAAACACTTTGAACATACTGCAGATCAAGAAATTAAACACGCATGGGGTCATTTAGAATTGCTAATCGGTAAACCATCTACCAAAGAATGTTTACAGAAAGCAATTGACGGTGAAACTTATGAGTATACTGAAATGTATCCTGAATTCAAACGAGCTGCTGAGCATGAGGGCAATACAAAAGCAATGCTTGAGGCCAGCAATCAAATTCAAGAATCAAAAGAACACGCAGAACAATTTTTAGAAGTTCTTAAGAAAGCAGAAAAGCGTTTTGCTGCTCTTAAGAAAGTTGAAGAGCGTCATGCTAATGCGTATAAACAAGTATTGGAGAACCTATAATGGAACACGTATGCGTAGTTTGTGGTCATATCCACGATGATCAAACAGAAGGTAAATGGGAAGAACTTCCTGCAGATTTTTTATGCCCAGAATGCGGTGTGGGCAAAGACGAATACGAAGTAATTTAAAAAGTTGCGCTTGTAGCTCAGTTGGTTAGAGCAGGGGACTCATAATCCCTTGGTCGCGGGTTCGAGTCCCTCCGAGCGCACCATTAATAAAGGTTAATATGACATCTAGATACACATCTCAAGCAGCAGTCGAAATGATTGGCAATCGTTATGATTTGGTTCTCATTGCATCTATACGAGCAAGGGAATTGAAACGTGGATACAAGCCATTGATTGAAACAAATAATAAACCAATTGTTACCGCTTTGAATGAAATTGAACAGGGCAAAATTGGTATTGAATACCTTAAAAAGGTCAAAAAACCTCGTTAATAAGGTTGACAGATTGTAATAAATCTGTTATAATAATGTATATTCGGTAATGAATCAACCGCCATTATCGAGTATTTTCTAAAGCGGTTATTTTGTATAATGGAGATTAATATGCTTAAAGAGCGTGTTTTGAATATTCTTAAATCTGGTCGTCAATTCACACCTGCACAAATCGCAGGCTTGACCAACAGCAAAGAGGACAGCATCCGTCCTCGTATCAGCGAACTCCGTGCAGACGGTTACGCTGTTTACACTAACAGCACAAAGAATGGTAAAATTGCTTACCGTCTTGGCACTCCTTCACGCGCAATGGTAGCTTCTGCTTATGCATTGCACGGTAGCGACGCATTCTAATTTAAATTAGAACGAGCACTCCGACCAGTCTATTTTAGATAAAGTGTTTCCGCAAGGCGTACGCGGAATTTTATTAGGTTTATATTATGGCATTATATCTTGTTGAAACTATCACTACATTCAGACACTACTATACCATTGAATGCGAATCAGCAGAACACGCTGAGGACACAGTTGTAATGGAAGAAGCTGCTGAATTAGATCAAAAATGTCTAGGAGAAACTATTGTATCTACTAGACAAATTACTCAAGCTGATTATAACGGTCTCTTAAAAGAAAGCGTTAATAGTCACATGGGCGATAAAATGATCCATAAGGTTAATTATGACGTATAATTTTGAAGATCCGAAAGTTCGTAAAGAAGCTAAACGCCTGCATCAGATTAGGCGACTAGATGCAAGACCGTTGACACCCGAAGAGGATGCCATGGCAACGGCTTTTGGTAAATGGGATTACCAAAAGAAAAAGAAAGATCTTACACCTGAGCAAAAAGAAGCGATTCGCGTGAAAACTCGCGCGGCGAATAGAGCTAAAAAGGCTGCCCCTGACAAATTTGGTATTACTGAATTTGTTGCTCTAAAGAATCGTGTTGCTGCTCATGAAAAGAAAGGTCGTAAGATGGCGTTTAATCTTACTCCGCAATATATTCAGAGTAAGTTCAATGCCTGTGAAGGTAAATGTGCTATTACGAAAATTCCATTCCAGATGGAATTGGGGACTAAGGGAAATCGCAATCCTTTTCGTCCCAGTGTGGATCGTATTAACTCTAAAAAGGGTTATGTTAAAGGCAATATCCAGATCATCCTGGCAATTGTTAACACCATGAAAATGGACTACACCGATGAAATACTACATCCGGTAATTAAAGCATGGTATAGTAATATCTAAATTTAGTTTATTATAAATAATTAATCAAATATAGTTGGAGTAATAAATGAGAACTTTGCACGAGTCAATCGCAGGTATGTTGTTAAATAAAATTATTAATGAGAATCATAATGAAGTTATTAAGCATTTAAATTCTGCGGCAGGTCCAGATATTGGCGGTGAAACTCCTGCATTTACACATGGATCTGGGGAAAATAAAGAATCGCCTAGCGGTTCTCCTGCTCATTCATCTCCAGTAAAAGATCATTATTATCACCAAGGTCAATTTGCCTCAGGTGGCGCAGAAGATCAACATGAACATCATATTACAGTAAGTCACCATGCTGATAATACAGCAACTGTTCAACATTCTTCATATCGTCAAAAATGGTCTGATAGACAACAAGACTATAATGTTTCCGATAAACACCGGGAAAAGCATTTTAAAGATTTACCGTCTGCAATAGCGCACGTTAAAACTCTAAAAACGCCAGAATAACATCTAATAAAACAACAAACCGGCGGAGCAATTCGCCGGTTTTCCACGTGTTTCGTAAATTCTGTTATTATAAATAATATTAGTATAACTATATTCTAGGAAATAAAAATGCAAAAATTACACGAATCAATTGCAAGTATGTTGTTAGGAAAAAATCTTAACGAAAATCATGATGAAATTGTTAAAAAATTAAATACTGTTAGCGGAAAGAACCTACACGGAGAACAACCCCATTTTTTCCATGCCGTGGGCAACGATAAAGAACAACTGGATGCCCAAAAGTTAAAACATAAGTCTCCAGTAAAAGATCACTACTCCCATGAACACGAAAATATGAATTATTCGGCGACTGTTAGTCATCATAAAGATAATACAGCGACTGTTAGGACTGTTCATTATAAAAATGCCACCCTCGATGATGAGGGCGATGAGCATGTTCACGAAAAACACCTTAAAGATTTACCTTCCGCAATAGAGCACGTTAAAAAACTACATACTTCTAAGTAATATAATAAGATAAACCGGCGAATATCGCCGGTTTTCCACGTGTTTCGTAAATTCTGTTATTATAAATAATATTAGTATAATTCATTTAAATGGACGAAAAATGAAACAATTTAAGAACCTTAGAGAATCTCTTAACGATATCGTATTAGACCTATACGAAACTTCTGAAGATTTTGACATCGAAGAGCTCAACGAAGCAGTCAAAAAAGATAATCCCAAAGTCGAAGGCCAGGTTACAAATAATACCAGAGGTGTTTTACACGAACTCCTTACCGGCAAGGCATTAAATAACGACAAACATATGCCAGATTTTCATTTGGTTGACGAAAAAACTAAAAGAAAAGAAACACCTGAACAAGCACACGATAGATTAAAGGCGCAAATCCATCCAAAAGATTATGCAAAGATCAAAGCAGGAGCTGATAGCGCGGCAGCAGATATTCGCGCTAGTATCGCAAAAACACATCCTGGCCATATAATTACTAGTGTATCACATACATCCAAGAAAGGTGATACCCAAAAAGTAACAGGGGTTAAGGCAACACAAAAAGAAGATTCGTCAGACATTTATATAACTACCAAACATCCAAAAACGGGTAAAGTAGTATATCACGGTAGAAGCTTAAAAGTTAGTGAAAATTCAAGTAAAAATGTGCCTTCTTCTAGTCTAGGTAAACAATCTAGTGGTTCAATGGCCGACACGTTATTTAAAGCGCATCAAAAGAAAATCAAAGCGATGCACCCAGAATTAACAGATATTAAAAAAGAAGATCACCATGCGGATTTGCCTGCAGCTAGAAAAGAATGGGCCGAGAAAAATCCGGAAAAACACAAACAGATTAAAACAGAAAATTTAAAATTATTAAGAGCAGTAGCTTATCATCATTCAGTTGAACTACAACACAAATTAGATTCAGGTGACCATGAGCACGTAGTTAATCATATTCGAGATGTATTACACGCACACACTACTCCTGCAGAACAAGCGGGAGTAGGAACTTTTCGTAAACATACTACGTATAAAACTGCAAAAGGTACTCAGCATCATGAATCGCACCCGGGTCATGATTATGAGCATATTCTAAACGACCATAAAAATATTACAGTTAGAGCTAGCGGCACGGGTGTCCATTTCTATCACACTGATCCAAAAACAGGTGTTGAGAAGAAATTTGCTTCACAGACTCACAAATTTGATTCACAAAGCGATCCATTGAGCACATTAAAAAGCGCCGGAAAGGCAGCATAATGTTTTCATTCTCCGCTTATCTAAATGAATCTGCAAATGAAGACAAGTTAACCCATTTAGAGCACGCTGAAGATCATCCGATCAATGCTGGCGAAGAAGGATTTAAACACGCATTTAATACCCTTCAAGAAACACATCGTGCTCTACAAGGCAAAAAATCATCTGTATCTATATCGACAAAGTATGATGGGTCGCCTTCAGTTATATTTGGACACCATCCGGAATCAGGCCGATTCTTCGTTGCGTCTAAATCTGTATTCAATAAGAATCCAAAATTAAACTATACTGAATCTGACATACAACAGAATCATGGTCACGCGCCCGGCCTGGTTGCAAAGTTAACTGCTGCTCTACATCATTTACAAAAAGTAACTCCAAATCGTGGAGTATACCAGGGTGACATTATGCACTCAGGTGTCAAGAGCAAATCAAATCCTACCGGAGATGTAGAATCTTCTGCAGGTTCAGTTCATTTTAAGCCAAACACAATTACATATTCTGCTAAGAATGGTACACCTGAAGCTGCAAAAGCAAAAGCAGCAAAGATTGGTGTAGCTGTCCATACTGCATATCAAGGTAACAAGCTAGAAGATATGAAGGCACAATATAATGCAGATATATCAAATTTCAACAAACATTCCGATGTTCATATGATTGATACATCTTTTAGGCCATCTTCAGCACATTATGCACCTGATGCACAAAAGGCGTTTGAAGGTCATATGAAAAAAGCAGTTGAAGCTCATACTAAATTAAAAGATTATTCGCATATTGAAGGTGAAAATGAGAACCACAAAGAACATTTAAAGACTTATATTAATCAAACTGTTAGAAATAAATCTACTCCCTCGGTTGCAGGATATATAGCTCATGTATCAAATAAGTTACAAAAAGAAGTAGACAAAGTTAAAACAGACAAAGCAAAAGCTGCGAAAAGTGCAACATTAATTAAAGCAGTCGGACACATTGAATCGCATAAAGAAGAATTTAAAACTACTTTTGATATTCATAAGCACCTACAAAACGCAAAGAATGTTTTGGCACACACATTAGGTGGAGCAGAATACGCATTCCATCATAGTATCAAAGGCAAACCAGTTAAACCCGAAGGCCACGTTGCAGTTATAAACAATAGACCATCTAAGATTGTGGATAGAGCAGAGTTTAGTGCAGCAAATTTCGAAAGATCAGCATGAAAACATTTAAACAAGTAAGGGAAGAACTTCAATCTGTTGAAGAAGGCAAACGAGGATTATGGGATAACATCCACGCAAAACGTAAACGAATCAAAGCTGGGTCAGGTGAACGTATGCGTAAACCTGGAAGTAAAGGTGCACCTACTGCACAAGCACTTAAACAATCAGCCGAATCGGTAGAAGACATTTTTGACCTAATTGAAGATGTCATCGAAGACATTGCGAAAGAAAATAATGTTGATTCCGAAATAATTTGGGAAGAACTCGAATCGGTTACGGATGAAGAGCTATTAGAAGTTGCAGCTTGGCAACGCAAAGAGGGAAAGAATCCTGAAGGCGGATTAAACAAAGCTGGCATTGCTTCATATCGTAGAGAAAATCCCGGTTCAAAGTTACAAATGGCCGTAACTACTAAACCATCTAAATTAAAGCCCGGAAGTAAAGCAGCTAATAGAAGAAAATCTTTTTGTGCTCGTATGGGTGGAATGAAGAAGCGATTAACATCCGCTAAGACTGCTAGAGACCCTGATTCAAGAATTAACAAAGCCCTTAGAAAGTGGAACTGTTAATGTTTCTTATCACTGAGCCTCATAGCATATAATAACATCATGTCAATAGGCTGTCTATATATTTTGATTAACTTTAGATAAAAAGGAGGTAAGATGAGTTGGTTTAAACACAAGCCGAAAAAAAAACCACCCAAACCAAAACACCCTTATCCTGTACCACCAATACCAAATAATTACTCGTAGGATTTATAATGCAAATAGGAAACGGAATACAAATGGGCAACGGCCTTGTCTTAGGATCTTACCCTGTTGGTTATAGTGTTATTACCGACGGCTTGATACTATATTTAGATGCTGCAAGTTATTCTGGCAGCGGAACAGCTTGGAATGATTTAAGCGGACAATCAAATAATGGAACATTGGTAAATAGTCCTAGTTATACATCAGATCCAGGATATTTTACATTTAATTTAGTTAATAATAGGTATGTTTCAACGTCTGGTACTATATCATCTTTATCCGCAGCAACTTTTATTGTTTGGATAAATTCCAGTCAAACACAAGCTGATTATACTAGTATTTTAATGAGTAGAGATGGTATGGGGTCTGCCACAAATTCTGCTACCGGCATGAATTTTGCTCCTGGGGGAAATAACTCAATAGGATATCATTGGAATAATGATGAAGGGACATATAATTGGGATACCGGATTATCCGTACCTAATAACGCATGGGCCATGATGGCAATTCGTGTCACATCAACACAGGCAACTGCATATTTAGGAAAATCTAGCGGATTAACATCATCCGGTCAATTTCTTTCACATTCTACGGTTACAAATTTAAATTTCTTTATATCACAAGACACGGGAGGCGGTGGTACAAGAAACTTTAACGGTGCAATTTCACAGGTATTAATTTATAATAGAGCATTAACATTTACTGAAATAAACACAACTTTTAATACTACTAAGACCAGATATGGCTTATAAACCAAACATCCTTATTTTATAAATAATAAGTATCAACTATATTCTAATGGAAAACAATGGACTTTAAACAATTCATCACAGAATCGCAGGAAAAAACAAAAGTTTTTACCTACGGCCGGTTTCAACCAGTTTCAAAAGGTCATGAGCAGGTTATTAATAAAGTTCATGAAGTTGCTAAAGAACACAATGCTGATGCTCTTATTGTAGCATCCCATTCCGAAGGCACATCCAAAGATCCATTGCCAGTAAAGGCAAAAGTTGGATACTTAAAACACGTAGCACCAAAAGGTACTGAGGTAGTAGGTGCTTCTAAACAATCTCCAACTTTTCTGCATGCTGCAGCAAAAATACACGGCCAAGGTTATAAGCATTTGGTTATGGTTGCTGGGTCTGACCGTGTGGATGAATATCATAAATTATTACATAAGTATAACAATGTTGCTGGTGCACACGGCCACTACAATTTTAAATCAATTAAAGTAGTTTCAGCAGGACAAAGAGATCCCGACGCAGAAGGCGTAGAGGGAATGTCTGGAACTAAGATGCGTGCTCATGCCAGAGCAGGCGAAATGAAGAAATTCAAATCAGGTCTACCTAAAGCATTACATCCTCATGCAGAGGAAATTGCCAATCATATTAAAGCGGTTAAAGAGGATTTTGAGAATCCATTTCGTTTTGATTGGGGAACACCTGAAGGCACAGAATACATGCACAAGATGACTCCTGGGATGGAAGCAGTATGCCAAAAAGGATCTGTCTGGAGCAAAGCACAGGGTAAATGTGTACCAATTAGAGAAGCATATCATGCACAAGAGATTTTTAATCTTGGTGATATTGTAGAATCAAAAAGCGGCGAAGTGGGAAAAATCGTATACAAAGGTTCATCATACGTTACAATACAATTAGAATCAGGTAATACGACAAAACATTGGATAAACGATATTAAAGATAGCGATAAAATACTAAACTTTAAAGATTTTTCCCCTTCAATTTCTGTTGAAGAAACAAATAGACTTAGAAAACTTCCTGCATTGTTAATGTCCAAAGCACAACTAGCAGAACTAACAAGTCATAATTTAGAAATTGAATTTGATGGTTACAAAACAACTAACCTGCATATGTGTCCAAGTGCATCTATACAGTTAGAAGAAGTAATTGCTAATACTAAATTAAATCCAAAGTATGTTTTACAGGCAGTTAAAGCAACTGACGCATATCTTGGAGTAGAAAAACAAGCAAAAGCTAATAATTTTGCAACCAACAAAATGGCACATGATTTTAATATGTACGTTGCAATTGCACACGATACATTGAATATGCTAGGATATCCTGATAATAAATTAGAATACATTAAAACACATCAACAGGAAATGAGCAAATTATCCATGCACAAGGATGGCACATTTGCAAATGAAATTGGAACGACTATTCCTACATTTGGTGCAAGCGATGTGGCTGAAGGAATTAATGCATCAGACTTTAAGATGGTGGCAAGAATAGGCCCGGATGGCAAACCTATGTTTGTTAAAGAACGTAATAAACGAATCATAACGGATAAAAAAATGGAAGACTCAAACAATAACAATGTTGCTGACGACAACGAAGATCAATTGCCATCTACAAAGAAGGCTTTATCGTCATTCAGAAAATCAATGAATGTACAAGAGACATACACACCTGATCCTCCTACAGTACACAGAGATGTAAATGCTTCACCTAATAAAGAAGTATTCCATGGTATTGATATACCAATTGCAGATCAAGGATACGAAGGCAAACCACTTGGTCTAGCTTCATTTAAATCTTTCTTGGCCAATCCAGAAACACAAAAAATTGAAGCACAAAAAGGTGCAGCAATGCAAGATGTACATAGAGATAAAGCGCAATTAGCTACTCATAGTTCATCTTATAAATCTATGGTTAAAGCTAACGCGCAGGACGTATAAAATGAATGAGGAATTAGTTGATGCGATGAATAAAGTATTGGGGGATACGTTTCTCACATACTTTAAAGCACAATCGGGACATTGGAATGTGGAAACAAGAAGTTTTTATGCAGACCATACTTTTTTAGAATCAATCTATAGTGAAATATATGAGTCAATTGATTCTACTGCTGAGTGGCTTAGAAAAATTGGCGCATATGCCCCGACATCATTAGCTAGTTTAATTACATACGCAAGTGTTACAGAAGAAACAAATGTGGTTTCATCTATGGGTATATTTACAAGTTTGGAGAGCTCTAACAATACTGTATTAGTATCGTTGATGCGTGCATATAAATTATCGGAAGCTGCTGGTGAATTAGGATTATCTAATTACTTACAAGATAGAATTGCAGCACATCAGAAACATGCTTGGATGTTAAAGTCTACACTAAAATGATTAATTTTTTAGAATTTTTAAACGAAGAAATCAGCGAGAACGATCTCGATGAAATGGCTAACCATTTAACATGGGAAGACATTGAAGACTTATACTCTCCTGAAGAATTCGTGTTAGAAGATATTCAAGTATTAGATGAAAAGATTTCAGCGACAAGTCGTTTAAAGAAATCACAAAAATTAAAATCTAGAAAAACTGCTATCGGTACTGCTCGCAAAATGAGATTAAGAAGAACATCTACAATAGATGTACTACATAAAAGAGCAACTGCGGCCGCAAGAAGACTTCTACAAAAAAGAATCTTACGTGGCAGAGGCAAGAAACAATTATCTGCACAACAAAAAGATCATGTGGAACAACAGATTAAAAATATGATGGCAATTCAAGGCAATCTTGCAGTAAAGTTAATGCCAAAGATAAGAGCTTTGGAAAGATCTAGATTATCGACAAAACGTAAGTAAACTGGTTTGGTTTACTTAATAAATAATAAATAGAATTCATTTTAAAGGAATCAAAAATGACAAGAATCACAAATAGTTTGTTTGAATCAATCAGACAAATCACAGAAGCTAAAGTTGAAGGCAAAGCTGAAGACGCAGGTAAAGTTGACGGTGCACATTTTTGTGCTACACACGTTGAACATAATTTATATGGCGAAGGCGAGTGCATTTCAGAGCAACATGCTAAACCAAATGAAGATGGCACTATTGACTGGTACAATGTTAAATTTGCTGACGGCCAAGTTCGCAAAATTCAAACAGAGGCAGTTAAAGTTAAAAGCAGCGTGAGGCACGAACATGCTACACCCGAAGGCGATACAATTGAAGAAAAACAATTGCATCCTAATCAACAAGTATTAGATGTGGTTGATGATGAAAAGATTGATGGAAAAGATTTTGCAAAGCTTCGTGCTGGCAAAAAAGCAAAAACAGTTAAAGAGGAAGAAGAAATTGAAGAAGGCATGCCCGATGAAGTAGGTCATGCTGGTAAAGTAACAATGAATCAGATTGCAAGGAGCAGTGCTTCTCCTACAGTTAAAAAAGCAATTAGAAAAGTTGCACCCGATATTAAATCTTACGGTGACAGAGCAGATGCTCTAATAGCCGCAGGAATCAAAGATGATCGTGGTCCTCGCGGCACAATCAACGCCTCTTTTGAAGAAGGTGTTACAGAGACTATTGTCAAGCATAACGACTTTACAATTGAGATTACTGATAATCCAACATTCGGTGACTTCCTAAGAGCTGTTCAATCTATTGTTAGAACAGATGAAGAATCAATGCAAAAAGAAATCGTTGCAATTGCAGAACAAGCATTTGCAGAGAATTATGAAGAAGTTATTATTGAAGCATTCACTAGAATGGAACTTGAAGATAAAATTGCTGCACACCGCAAGGCGGGCAACACAGTATCGAATGATAAATTTAGTACTAAAAACGGACAACCTTATGCTGAGTATGTTGTGACTGATCAAGAAGGTGGACGTAAAAAATATATTCACCATGGAACGGCGCGCCGCGTGGAATCCATGCCAAGCGTAGCCGTAAAAAAATAAAGAGTAATAAGCACACCAGTGCTTAATTATAAATAATAAAAACAGGGAGACTAAAATGTCAGCATGGGGAAACAGAGATAGAATTGAAGTTAGCGCAACAGCTCGCGCTAATTTAGGTAGCACAACAGTTGTTACAAGCGCACCAGTAGTTACTGCGGCTAATGGCTTTTATGCAGGGTATTCATTGGTGATTGCCAATGAAGATTATGCAATTCAAACTATTACTAACAGCACTACAATTGTTCTTGATACAGCATACCGCGGTGCCAATGTTGCAACTGCTAATATTGCTATTCAAGAAGATCCAAAATGGATTCCTACTGGTAACGCTGCAATTGGGCACCGTGCCAATAACCTTAATAAAGCCAACGTATACGGTGTTGATCGTATTGAAGCAAATGTTCCGGGCAATAAAGCTAACGGTATAGTAGGACCAGGTTGGTTATCGTATACAACATATACGACAACACAAGGTGCAACAAGAAAGAAAGCAGAATTGCTAGTAGCAATGTCAAAGAACTTTAATGCTAATGCCACAGGTACATTATTTGGCGATGCCAACGACGGTTCTATATTGAAAGAATCTTAAAACACAATTTGGTTATGATGTAATTCAATTAATAACCTTTTGGTGTTTTAATGGCAGATTTAAAGATATCGGAATTAGCCAGTGCTAATGTAGTTAATAAGGATGATTTATTTTATCTTATACAGGATAATGATAGCTATAATGTAAAAGCAAGTACATTATTTTCGTCAATCACCGATCCTACATTAGCCGGCAACATTCTTCTCGGCGGGACAGTTCAAACATTAAATGCTGCTGGTACGGTAAGTATTACCACAACTAGAACAGATTTATATGGTGGCCGTTCTGCGGATGCAAATGCTATTTCGAATGGATCAATATTACCTTCTACAATATTCTTATATACGGAAGATGTTTCTGCCACGGGTAGAGGATTTACATTTGCTAATGGTACTCCTACTACACAGACATTATACGTTAGATATAAAAATGATAAGATTCACTTATCTCAAGCAGATAGTACAGTTTTCACGTATCCTCCTGAAGATTGGGTTGGCCCTACCGGATTAAGACCATTCCCAACAGGGTTACAGTTTGTAAAAGGTTCGCAATACATATTTAATGTAAGTGATCCATCAAATACCGGTAATGTTTTAGCATTGTCATCATCTATAGATGGAACTAATACATTAGGTACTCGTTATACTGCAAATGTTGTATATAATGGTACTCCTGGAACTGCAGGTGCAAATGTTGTATTTACTGTTGCAAATGTAGATATTGATCCTGGCGGTAAATTCTATTTAGATTTACCACAAGGCGCTGATGGCCAATTAAAGATTATTAACCTAGTAACTACCCTAGGTGGACAATTTGTATTAGCAAGTAATATTCAAAATAATCTTGCTATTGAATTAAAGAGATCTGGTGATTCAGCATTCTTGATGTATTCAAGTAATGGATGGATTTTAGTTGGTTCAAATCCTGGACTAACAACCACATTCTCTGGCACGTCTGATGATATTTCAGAAGGCAGCAAGTTATATTTTACCAATGCAAGAGCAAGAGCAGCAATTACCGCAATTGATAATACAATAACATATTATAAAGCAAATGGCGGCATTGCTGCAAATATTCAAGCAATAACAGAAAATATTGTTGCAGTAGCATTCTCAGGTAACACAAATATAATAAATGAAGGTTCAGAGAATCTTTATTACACAAATAATAGGGTGTTATCCAATGTATCACAGATGAGTATTAATGTACTCGCAGATGTTGATACTACAGGTATTACTTCAAACGGCACATTAATTTGGAATGGTACATCATTTGTTGCAGGTATTGCAAACGAAGCATATTCTGCGGTCGTATCTAATGTATCACAAACTTCTAATATTGCTAATGTTGTATTAACTATTGATACGTTTTCAACAAGTAATTTAAGAGAAGGTTCAAATCTTTATTATACTAATGCTAGAGTTTATGCAAACGTAATACCTTTATTAGATTTAAAGGCAAATGTTGTTGACTTAACAACTGCTAATGTTGCAGAGTTAAATAATTTATACTATACAAATGCTAGAGTTATTTCAGCATTAGTTGGTCAAGATATTGTAACTAATAATGTAATAATTCAAGGCGATTTAACTGTTGAAGGTAATGTAGTTACTTTTAATACTGCCACATTAACCGTTGAAGATAAAAATATTGTATTGGCAAACGGTGCCATAAATTCTTCAGCAGCGGACGGCTCTGGTTTTAATATTGATGGCGCCCAAGCTAATTTAAAATATCGTAGTACAGGCGATAAATTTGAATTCAATAAGTCGTTAGATGTTCAAGGCACGTTAACAGCCAATGGTTGGGCAAATTTATATGCAGCAAATGTTATTGGTTTAACAACTGCCAATGTTGCAGAATTAACAAATTTATACTACACGAATGCTAGAGTTTATTCTAATGTAACCCCATTATTGGATTTAAAGGCAAATGTTGTTGACTTAACAACTGCCAATGTTGCAGAATTAACAAATTTATACTACACGAATGCTAGAGTTTATGCAAATGTAACGGAAAGATTGCAATATTTAGATACGAATATTATTCCTTTAATTAGTAGTGTTTATGATTTAGGTTCAGACGCATACAGATTTAGAGACTTGTGGTTGTCTGGTGCAACAATTCGATTGGGTAATACGTTATTATCTGAAACTGCAGGCGGCGGACTTTCGGTTAAAAGTGCTTCTGGCAATGTCAACATTGTTAGTGATATAATTTCTTCAAATACGTGGCTAGGAATTTATACCGCAAATGTATTAGAAACTGAAGGAAATTTATACTACACGAATGCTAGAGTTTATGCAAATGTAATACCTTTATTAGATTTAAAGGCAAATGTTGTTGACTTAACAACATCTAATATTGCAGAGTTAACAAATTTATACTACACGAATGATAGAGTTTATTCGAATGTAATCCCATTATTAGATTTAAAGGCAAATGTTGTTGACTTAACAACTGCTAATGTTGCAGAGGGAACCAATTTATATTTTACAAATGCTCGAGTGCTATCTAATGTATCGCAGATGAGCATCAATGTTCTTGCTGACGTAGATGTAACTGGCATTACGGCAAACGGAACATTAATTTGGAATGGAACATCATTTGTTGCAGGCATCGCAAATGAGGCATATTCTGCAGTTACATCAAATGTGTCACAGACATCCAACATTGCTAATGTAGTATTAACAATTGACACATTTACAACAAGTAATTTAAGAGAAGGTTCAAATCTTTATTTTACAAATACTCGTGTAATAGATGCATTAACAACTGCTAATGTAACTACCGGCAATTTAGTTGTTAGCGGAACATTAACTGCTCGTTCGAATGTTGGATTAACACTTGGAACAGCAACACAGGGCAATTTAATAAGTAATGCGATTACTATGACAGTAGATACAACAGTAACAAACGGAATAGCTCAATTGAATGAAATTTTGGGCAAATTAGTTCCAGCTGCGCCAATAGCATTCCCAGGAAATGGTTATATTGCTATTAATTCTGTTTCTACTTTTAGAATGGCAAATTTTGCACAAACAGACAACACACCAAGTAGTAGAAATGTAGGTGGCGCAAATATTGTTTCTTTAGTACGTAGGGCAAGTTCTTATACTACTACCACAATGAATGATATGGGTCCTGGGAATACAGGAACAGTCACATTATATAAAAACGGAAGTGCAACTGGTGCAAGAACACTTGTAACTGGTTCGGATAATGGAACATACGGTGATTTAGTTATAAGCGATAATGTAGATTATGCCACAAAAACGGGTGCTGCTGGTGGTTTCTGGGAAAGCTTTGATACTAACGCATCAGGCACAGTATCTGCAGGTTGGAATGAAGTTTATATTAATCACAGTCAAGGCGGTTCTAGTAATATAGCATATTGGTACTATGATTCAAGTAGCCCAGGCGCAGTTGTATTTTCTGTTCCTGTAATATATCCAACTTCAAACGTATATTCTAATTCAAGTACGATACCACATTATACTAGTGCTACAGTATTTACAATGACTGCTAATGTTAAAAACCTTAGTGGTGATATGTTCCCAACAAGTAACACATTTATTACAGGATCGTCAGCCACAGGATTTGGAACACCTAGTAGTTTAAATTATGAAAGTGCCGGTGTAACAGGTGTACCTTTACCGTTAACAAGAAACTTATATGTTTCAAGTGGCAATGCTCAAATTTCTACAACAGTAAATATTGCATCCGGATTTGGCACAACCACAGTTGGTCCTAGTTTAACAGGACAAAATAGTTATATTTCAGGAACAGGTTCATTCTCATTAGGTGCAACTGTTCTTTATAAAACAGCCACAATTTCTTCCGAATCAACAATGGAAGAAAGTAATATTTGGGTTCAGGGTAATGTTGGTTCGGGCGCAGGATACGGTGCAAGAATTATTAACCCAGGATCAACTGATACGCCAGTGCAATCTGCAAGCGCATTATTGTTTAATAGTAATACAAGTACCTTATTATCATATGATGCAACTATTGTAGGTGCTACATTAAAACACGATCAAACAAATTATTCTGTAGGATATTTACCAGTTGGTCCTAATTTAAGTTCTGGTAGAGGCGGTGCTCAATATTATACGTTTAAGTTTAGTCGAGCATCTGTTGGTAAATTTAATATTAAATTCACAGGTCAATTAGCAGGTCTATGGGTAGCATTACCGGGCAGTGCAATAGATACAACAGCCGCAGCGACAAATGGTTGGGTAGATATGAGTGTTGCTTATCCAGGATCGGGTGTGCCGTCATATGGATGCGCATTAGGTGGAACCGTAACATTAAATACAGCCGGGACCCAAAGTAAGACATGTACTTTTGGTTCAGCAAACAGCTCAGATTCGGGCGCGTCAGGTGAGATATATATTAGGATAAGACTCAATGCAGGACAAACTATAACTGCTTTAGCAATACTCGGAGCAAGTAATTAAATGGCAATTTCAGATTCACAAAAGGTTGACCTACTATATAAGAAACTCTTTGGTGTTGCCAAGACTGACTTGCCTGGTAATAAGGGTCTTGCAAATGAGGCCACTGCTAGCCCAGCATTAAATCGTGGCGATAAAGTTTGGACACAAGCTGGAGATATCCCAACCACTCCTGCAGCTGTACCGGGAATTATTCAAGCATACTTAACTACAAGCAGAATTGAATGTACGGCTGATGCAACATCTACTCTTGTAAGTGGCGTATATCCTAGTTGGAAAACAAACTTAACAGATTGGATCACACCTGAATTTGGTGCAGACTATTTTGTAAAAGTATATGCAGATACTGCAGGTGCATCCGACCCAACATCTACCGGCACACAATTATCGGATGCAGGTATCGGGGGCGTAGGCGAATGGTTCTTTGATTACCAATCTGGCGTATTAAATTTTATTGGCGGATCAATTCCCGCATATTTAGTATCAAATCCTACTAAAAAGTTATTTGTTGTAGGTTACAGATACATTGGTTTAAAAGGTGCTTCTTATTTAGCAAATGCAACAGTTACTGGCAATATTAATGCCGGTAATGTAATTGTTACTGGAACAATAGTTGCAAGTGCATTAGTTATTCCTGGATTAGATTTAGGATCTTTAGTATCAAGTAATGTTTCTACTAATACAGCAACTGCTGTAAATGTTATTTCTGAAAACATTAGTGCAAATTCTTGGTTTGGTCTTTATACAGCAAACGTAATTGAAACTGCTGGCAATTTATATTATACAAATGCTCGTGTTTATGCAAATGTGATAGGATTACTAAATGATAAAGCAAACGTTGTTGATTTAACAACTGCTAATGTTTTAGAATCTGTAAGTAATTTATATTATACTGTAACGAGAGCAAATGCGGCAATTGATGATCGTGTAACGAAAACGTTCATTGATAATTTGGGTATCGATTCAACTAATGCGCAAACATCAGATGTTGCACAATCTGCAAACATTGCCAATGTTGTATTATCAATTGATAATTTTACAACAAGTAATTTAAGAGAAGGCGCAAATCTTTACTTTACAAATGCAAGAACAATTGGTGCAGTAACCGGTCAAGATTTAAATTTATCTAATGTAACTGTTTACAATTTAACTGCGGCAAACGCTTTATATGCAAACTCATTAGTAATCCAAGGCTTAGGTGTAACCGATACAATTCTTGCTTCAAATATTACATCAAATGTTACATCTACTATAGAATTCGCATCAAGTAATATATTTACAAATAGTATTGCTGCAAATATTTGGAATAATTTATACAGTGCAAATGTAATAGAATCCGATAATGCATTATTCTATACCAATGCTAGAGTTTATTCTAATGTTGCTCCGTTACTTGCGTATAAAGCAAACATAACAGATTTAACAACTGCTAATGTTATTGAATTAACAAACCTTTATTACACTAACGCTAGAGTATATTCAAACGTAATTGGTTTATTAGATGCCAAGGCCAATGTTGTAGATTTAACAACATCTAATGTTGTTGAAGGTAATAATTTATATTACACAAATGCAAGAGTAAGATCTACTCTTTCTGGCGGAACAGGTGTTTCGTATAACACTACGACAGGTCAAATTTCAATTGGTCAGAATGTTGATGCTCATGCAAATGTAACATTTAATGAAATGACCATTACTGGGAACTTAAATGTTTTCGGAAATGTTGTAGGATTTTACGCTAATAATTTAGTTGTAAATGACCCATTAATTCAATTGGGGTTTGGTAATCCTTCAGACGGAATTGATCTTGGTTTTATCGGACATTATAACGATGCTGGAACTGAAAGACATGCGGGTCTATTTAGAGACGCTTCAGAAAATAATTTTAAATTCTTTGATAATTATTCGGTAGAACCTGGATCAGTAATAGATACTGCAAATACTTCATTCCGTTTATCAAATGTTGTTGCATCTACATTCATTGGTAATGTGGTTGGCAATGTAAATGGTTTTGTAAGTTCTATTAGTAATTTTTCTACTAGCAACTTAGCAGAAGGTAATAATTTATACTATACTAATACTCGAGTTTATGCAAATGTAATTGGTTTATTAGATTTAAAGGCAAATGTTGTAGATTTAACAACTGCTAATGTCGCAGAATTAAATAACTTATATTATACTAATACTCGAGTTTATGCTAACGTAATACCTCTATTAAACTTAAAATCAAATATATCTGATTTAACAACTGCTAATGTCGCAGAATTAAATAACTTATATTATACTAACACACGTGTTTACGCCAATGTTATTGGGTTATTAAACACCAAAGCCAACGTAGTTGATTTAACAACTGCTAATATTGCAGAAGTAGATAACTTATATTATACTAACGCAAGAGTTAATGCACTTGTTCAGCCTTCAGTTGCAGAATTAAGAGCACTTGTATCAAGATTTAATTCTAATGTATTGTATGTTGCTCAAAATGGTAATGATGCAAATGACGGTACTACAATGGGTAACGCATTCGCAAACATACACGTTGCTTTAGCTGCAGCAACACAATGGACAACTGTATTCTTGAAGAGTGGCGATTACAGATTATATAATCAACCTGTAACGATACCAACCCGTGTCGCATTAATAGGTGATAACTTAAGAACAACAACTATTAGACCAAGTCAACCAAGTGTTGATATGTTCTATGTTAACAATGCCTGTTATGTAACAGGTATTACATTCAGAGATCACGTATCGCCATCAGCAGTATTCTCATATAATCCCGACGGATCCGCAGGAACTATTGTAACTAGTCCGTATATTCAGAATAGTTCATCAATTACAACTACCGGAACAGGTATGAGAATTGATGGAAGATATGTTTCCGGATTACGCTCTATGGTGTGTGATGCATATACACAAACCAATGAAGGCGGTATTGGTATCCATATGTTAAATAGAGGATACTCACAATTGGTATCTGTATTTACAATTTGCTGCCATATTGCTATTAAGTGCGAAACAGGTGGATTCTGTTCTATTACAAACTCTAACGCATCATTTGGAACATATGGTTTATGGGCAGATGGTGTAAGTGAACCTTTATATTACGGAAAAGTACAAACAGGTACAACTGAAGCAACTAATCAAATAACATTAAGTAACTTAAGTATTAGACCAAATTATGGCGATTCTGTGTTGTTTGCAAATTATGATCAAGCTAAATGTGCAAGAGATACAGGATTAATTGTAGATTCATTAGCAATAGATTTGGCATACAATAGCAATACCCAATCTACGTTTGCCGGGTTACAATATTGGGCTCAACCTACTTCTGCAATTCCAAATCAATCTGTTGAAACAATTAATGCAATTAATGTTGCGGCACAAATTGCTATTGCGTTTGCTCAAGGAAATACCGTTAGTCAAGTATATCAGTCTAATGTTGGACCTACAAACGGAACAGGCGGAACGGCTGTGGAATCAACCATTGTATTAAATAATTTTAATACAATTACTAATATAATACAAAATGGAACTGTAGGTGTAACAGATACAATTATACCTAATCAATATCCTGCAAATACTAATGTGAATGTATCAAATGCAGCAAACAATATTATAGACAATAAAACTTTTATTGCTGCAGAAGTTATAGGATATATTGATTCTACATATCCTGGATTCTGGGCAAACACAACATTCCTTGATTCTGCAAATGCGCAGGCAAAATGCTCTCGCGATGTTGGATATATTTTAGAAAGTGTTACATTTGATTTGAGACATGGAGGCAATAGACAATCTGTTACCTCTGGCACTTATTATTATCAATATGATGCAAATATTACACAAATTAACAATCAGGTAGTACAAACAGGTGCAGCATATTACTTTATAGGTAATTTAGTTGATAACATTATAAGAGGAAATGTTATTGCTAATGTATATCAAACCGGAGTAATACAAAATACAACTGCTGCGGCATATGCAACAAGTACAGAAGCAAACTTATTATTAGATGATGTTAGATTAATTGCAAATATTGTTACCTTTGGACCCAATGTTGCGTATGAAAAACAGCCAATCACATTTACTCCTAGTACCGAGCCGAATGTTATAAATGCTACAAAATTAGTTATAGCTAATAAAGATTTTATTAAAGCTGAAGTATTAGAATTTGTAAATCAAAATTGGGCAAATATTAGCAATGGATCAGCCACATTCTATACAGTATTAGCTTCAACAGAATTAGTTGCAAATACAAGTACAATAACATTATTGACGTTGGTTGATGATAATATATTGGCAAATTCAAGAGCTTCTTTCCATCAAGCAAGTTATATTTCATCCAGCGGTCATACGTTTGAATATGTGGGATCGGGCACTACTATTGCAACTGCATTACCGTCTTTAGGTGGTGTACCTATACAGGCAAATGAGGTAATTGAATTGCGCGGCGGCCAAGTTTATTTCACAAGTACCGACCAATTAGGCGACTTTAGAATCGGAAAAGGTTTGGTTATAAATAGAGTTGACGGCACAATTACAGGTAGAACATTCAACAAAGCATTGTTCGCAGTTATGACTCCATATATGCTAGCACTCGAGGGATAATAAATGGCAACAGCACTAAACGTATTTAAAACAGTAACATCAAATCTTATAACATCCGCTAATGTGATTTATACTGCTCCCGCTCTAAGAACAACTATTATATTATCGTTGCAGGTAACGAACATATCAGGATCAACTGCTAATACCACAATATATCATAGTACTGCTGGAAATCAGTATGTTGAGTTATGTAATAATTTTGAAATTCCAGTAAACGATTCCGCTTCTATTCTTGGCGGCAAATTAGTGTTAGAAACAGGACAAAAACTTGTGGCAAAAGCGGGCGCAAACACCGCATTACGATTGGTTATGAGCTTATTAGAAACTGCAAATGACTAAACTAATATCGGGTAGAGTAAAAAAGATACCTAGCGCTAATGTAGGCGCTAGTCGTTATGATTTTTTAAAATTATCTGAAGCAGAACCAGATTTAGGGTTACCTGCGGCTAATGGGTATGTTTTATCCGGGAATGTTGACGGCACCAGACGATGGATATTGCTTTCAACAGAGGCAACATTAGCAAATGTAGCAAATACTGTTTTATCAATTAACAATTTTACAACTGCTAATTTAGCAGAAGATGTTAATCTTTACTATACTAATGCAAGAGTTTACGCAAACGTAATTGGATTATTAAACGGTAAAGCAAATGTGGTTGATCTAACAACTGCAAATGTTGCGGAATTAACTAATTTATATTATACTAATGCTCGTGTCGATGCATATATAAGCCCAACATTAACAACCGCTAATGTAGTAGAATCTACAAGTAATTTATATTATACTGTAACAAGAGCTAATGCAGCAATTGATGATAGAGTAACCAAATCATTCATTGATAACTTAGGTGTAAGTAGTAGTTCTGCAGTATTTGCGGAAAATGCAAATGTAGCTAATACCGTTTTATCAATTAACAATTTCACAACTGCTAATTTAGCAGAAGATACTAATTTATATTACACAAATGCTCGCGTATATGCAAATATAATTAGTTTATTGAACGCTAAGGCAGATGTTGTTGATTTGACAACATCAAATGTTGTTGAAGGTAATAATTTATATTATACTAATACTCGCGTTTACGCTAATGTTATAGGATTATTAAACGCCAAAGCCAATGTTGTTGATTTGACAACATCAAATGTTGTTGAAGGTAATAATTTATATTATAGTAATACTCGCGCTAATGCGGCAATTGATGCGCGTGTAACTACAGAATTTATTGATAACTTAAACGTTTATGCTGCAAACGCATTCCACGCTGACTTTGCACAAGCAGCATTATATGTTATAAGCTTTGATACTCATACAACAGATAATTTAAACGAAGGAACATCAAATTTATATTATACCAATGCAAGAGTTGACGCATATGTAACCCCAAAATTAACAACTGCTAATGTTAGAGAGCTTGGTAGTAATTTATATTACTCAAATGCAAGAGTCCTTGCCGGATTAGTAAATTCAAATTTAGTTGTTAATGATGCTACTGTACGAGGTAATTTATATGTAGAGGGAGATGTAGTTACTTTAAATACTGCAACACTTGCAATCGAAGATAAAAACATAGTTCTTGCAAATGGCGCAGTAAATGCGGCCGCTGCCGATGGTGCTGGTTTTAATATTGCTGGGGCGCAAGCTAATTTAAAATACCGTTTAAACGGCGATAAATTTGAATTCAACAAATCTTTAGATGTTTTAGGTACAATAACTGCTTATGGATGGGAAGGTATCTACGCATCAAATGTTATTGGATTGACAACTGCTAATGTTACAGAATTAAACAACTTATATTATACTAACGCTCGTGTTTATGCAAACGTAATACCTTTATTAGATTTAAAGGCAAATGTTGTTGACTTAACAACATCTAATATTGCAGAGTTAACAAATCTTTATTACACCAATTCCCGTGTATATGCAAATGTTATTGGATTATTAAACGCCAAAGCTAACGTAGTTGACTTGACGACAAGTAATGTTGTCGAGGACATTAATTTATATTACACAAATGTGCGTGTTTACGCAAACGTAATTGGATTATTAAACGACAAAGCAAATGTAGTTGACCTGACGACAAGTAATGTTGTCGAGGACATTAATTTATATTACACAAATGCGCGTGTTTATGCAAATGTTATTGGATTATTAAACGCCAAAGCTAACGTAGTTGACTTGACGACAAGTAATGTTGTTGAAGGTAGTAGTTTATATTATACTAATGCAAGAGTTTACTCAAATGTTATTGGATTATTAAACGCCAAAGCTAACGTAGTTGACTTGACGACAAGTAATGTTGTCGAGGGTAATAATTCATATTATACAAATGCTCGTGTTCAAAATTATTTAGAACATGTCGACGGCAATATTCTGCCAATCTCATCGGGTCCATACGATATTGGTTCAGAAACTTATGCATGGCGCGATTTATGGCTGCAAGGCACATCTGTTAGATTTGTAAATTCTGGCTCTATGAGCGCCGTTGCAAACACATTTAGAATGGTTGATGCTAGCGGTAATGTAATATTTACTGCAAATTCTACAAATATTCCAATTACATCGTTTGATGGAAAATTGTCCGCCGCATTATTAACAACTGTTCCTAACTATTCCACATCTAATATTTCAGAAGGTAGTAATCTTTACTATACTAATGCAAGAGTTTACGCAAACGTAATTGGATTATTAAACGCCAAAGCTAATGTTATTGACCTAACAACATCAAATGTTGCGGAATTAAATAATTTATACTACACGAATGCTCGTGTATACGCCAATATTATTGGTTTATTAAATGTTAAGGCAAATGTATTAGATTTGACAACATCAAATGTTGTTGAAGGTAATAATTTATATTATACCAATGCAAGAGTTAATTCTCAAGTACAATCTAATTTAGCATTAAAAGCAAATGTTGCGGATTTAAACACCAGCAACGTTATTGAAGGTGATAATTTATATTACACTAATGCTAGAGTTTATGCAAATGTAATACCTTTATTAGATTTAAAGGCAAATGTTGTTGACTTAACAACTGCTAATGTTATTGAATTAACAAATCTTTATTATACTAATGCAAGAGTTTACTCAAATGTTATTGGATTATTAAACGCCAAAGCTAACGTAGTTGACTTGACGACAAGTAATGTTGTCGAGGGTAATAATTTATATTATACTAATACAAGAGTATCTTCTAATATAATAGGATTGTTGCCGTCATTAGCAGGCCTGAATATTTCTATTGAAGCAAACGGCCAAATTTCTGCAATATTATCTACAGCAGCAATTGGTGAAATATACACAAGTAATGTAATAGAAAACGGCGATACTACTACCGGTAACGTATATTTTTCAAATGCAAGAGCTAGAGCAGTAATAAGTGCAGGCGATGATTCTATTATTTACGACCCAGTTACAGGAACTATCAAAGCAACAAATGTAATAACTGCTAATGTTGAATCAACTGTTTCGAACTTAACAACAGCAAATATAGTTGAATCAGCTAGCAGTTTGTATTTTTCAAATGCAAGAGCTAGAGCAGCAATTTCTGCAGGTACCGGCGTAACATATGACAAAAATACCGGTGTTATTGCAATCGGTCAAAATGTAAATACTACCGCAAATGTAACATTCGGCACGGTAAATATTACTGGCAATTTGAATGTTTTAGGAAACACTGTAGGTTTTTATGCCAATAATTTAATTATAACTGATCCATTAATTCAATTGGGGTTTGGTAATCCTTCAGATTCAATTGATCTTGGATTCATTAGTCATTATAATGATTCGGGCACTGAAAGACACGCTGGGTTATTTAGAGACGCAACTGATAAGAAATTTAAGTTCTTTGATAATTATTCGGTAGAACCTGGTGACACAACTCTTGACACCGCACACCCAACATTCCGTCTAGCAAATGTGGTTGCTACAACATTCGAAGGTAACGTTGTAGGAAATGTGGCTGGATTTGTAAGTTCCATTAGAAACTTCACTACTTCTAATTTAGCAGAAGGCGCTAATTTATATTACACTAATGCTAGAGTATATTCAAATGTAATAAGTGTACTTAATAGCTACGCAACTGTTGCGAATTTAAATTTAAAAGCAAATGTTGTTGACTTAACAACTGCTAATGTTGTTGAATTAACAAATCTTTATTATACAAATGCAAGAGTTTACTCAAATGTTATTGATCTTTTAAATGCCAAGGCCAATGTAGTTGATTTAACAACAAGTAACGTTGTTGAAGGTAGTAGTTTATATTACACAAATGCTCGTGTATATGCTAATGTTAGTCCATTACTAGATAATTATCAGACTCTTGCAAATGCGGCATTAAAAGCTAATATATCAGATCTAACAACAAGTAATGTTGTCGAGGACATTAATTTATATTACACAAATGCGCGTGTTTACGCAAACGTAATTGGATTATTAAACGATAAGGTTAACCCGGCAGATTTAACAACAGCAAATGTTAGAGAATTAGCAGGTAACTTATATTATACAAATGCAAGAGTATACTCAAACGTAATATCTCTATTAAACGCAAAGGCTAATGTTGCTGATCTAAATACAAGCAATATAATTGAAGGAACTAATTTATATTATACAAATGCTCGTGTATATGCTAATGTTATTTCCTTATTACCAAATTATACCGGTAACATTACTGCAGGCAATGCCACAATTGGTGGAACATCTGGTGGATTTATTACTGGTGCCAATTTAATATCTACAAATATTATTTCAGCAATAACTTGGATAGGTTTGTATGCTGCAAATGTTGCAGGATTAACAACTGCAAATGTAACTGAATTAAACAATTTATACTACACCAATGCAAGAGTTTATTCAAATGTAATTAGTTTATTAAATGCCAAGGCCAATGTTGCTGATCTAAATACAAGCAATATAATTGAAGGAACTAATTTATACTACACCAATGCAAGAGTATACTCAAACGTAATATCTCTATTAAACGCAAAGGCTAATGTTGCTGATCTAAATACAAGCAATATAATTGAGGGAACTAATTTATATTATACAAATGCAAGAGTTTATTCAAATGTAATTAGTTTATTAAATGCCAAGGCTAATGTAACTGATTTAACAACTGCTAACATAATTGAGAATACAAATTTATACTATACGAATGCAAGAGTCCTTGCAGGATTGGCAGATTCAAATTTAGTTGTTAATGACGCAACTATCAAAGGTAACCTATATGTTGAAGGCGACGTAGTTACCTTAAATACTGCAACCCTGGCAATTGAAGATAAAAATATAATACTTGCAAATGGCGCAATAAATTCTACAGCAGCAGATGGTGCAGGATTTAATATTGATGGGGCCCAAGCTAATTTAAAATATCACAATACTGGCGACAAATTTGAATTCAACAAATCGTTAGATGTTTTGGGCACAGTAACGGCTACAACAATATATTCTAATACGTGGAATAATTTATTTACAAGTAATGTAATTGAAGGTGCAAATTTATATTATACAGTTATTCGGGCAAATGCAGCAATTGATGATAGAGTAACCAAATCATTCATTGATAACTTAGGTGTAAGTAGTAGTTCTGCAGTATTTGCGGAAAATGCAAATGTAGCTAATACCGTTTTATCAATTAGTAATTTTACAACCTCCAATTTAATAGAAGGTGCAAATTTATATTACACAAATGCCCGTGTATATTCTAATGTAATTAGTTTATTGAACGCTAAGGCCGATGTAACCGACTTAACAACAAGTAATGTTGTTGAGGGCAATAATCTATATTATACTAATACTAGAGTTCATGCAAATGTTGTTGCATTGTTGCCAAGTGTTAACGTAAGCATTGTTTCTTCTTATCAACAATTTGTTTCGGATGGAGCAACAACAGTATATACATTATCTACAAGCGTACCTAATGAATCTAGTATATTTGTTATAATTGACGGTTTAACGCAAATACCTTCATTAGATTATACTGCTTCAGGTACAACATTATCATTATTAACAGTGCCGGCAAATCAGTCAAATGTCGTGGTAAGATATTTTTCAGCGACCCTTTCACAATGACAATTAGTACACCAAAACGTAGAACAATAAATAATAGAAAAACAGGGCAGTATTAAATGGCTACACAGTTAAATGTTGCGTATATAAAAACAAAAGGATCTAACACGTTTGATGTACTACGTGTTGGCGCAACCGGCAACTTAGAATATGCTAGTGTTGGTATTTTAGGTTTAACAACATCAAATGTGGCAGAAGGCAGTAATTTATACTATACAAATACAAGAGTTTATGCAAATGTAATACCCCTATTAGATTTAAAGGCAAATGTTGTTGATTTAACAACAAGTAATGTTGTTGAAGGTACAAATTTATACTATACAAATACAAGAGTTTATGCAAATGTAATACCCCTATTAGATTTAAAGGCAAATGTTGTTGATTTAACAACAAGTAATGTAATTGAAGGTACAAATTTATACTATAGTAATACTCGTGCAAATGCAGCAATCGATAATAGAGTAACAAAAGCATTCATTGATAACTTGGGCATAAGTGGTAGTTCTGCAGTATTTGCCGAAAATGCAAATGTAGCTAATACCGTTTTATCAATTAGTAATTTTACAACTGCTAATTTAATTGAAGGTGCAAATTTATACTATACTAATGCAAGAGTTTATGCTAACGTAATTGGTATATTAAACGATAAAGCAAATGTTGTTGATTTAACAACTGCTAATGTTTCAGAACTAAACAATTTATATTACACGAATGCTAGAGTTTACGCCAATGTTATTTCCTTATTACCAAATTATACCGGTAATTTAACTGCGGCAAATGCCACAATTGGTGGAACATCTGGGGGATTTATTACTGGTGCTAATTTAATTAGTACTAATATCATTTCAGCAACAACGTGGACAGGTCTATATGCCTCAAATGTTGTAGGATTAACAACTGCAAATGTTGCAGAAATAAACAACTTATATTACACAAATGCAAGAGTTTATGCAAATGTGATTGGATTACTAAATGATAGAGCAAATATTGGCGATTTAACAACATCAAATGTTGTTGAAGGTGCAAATTTATATTATACGAATGCAAGAGTAAGATCAACACTGTCATCTGGTACCGGTGTTAGCTATGATAACACAACCGGTCAAATTTCAATTGGTCAAAATGTAGATACACACGCTAATGTAACATTTAATGAATTAACTATTACTGGCAATTTAAATGTCGTAGGTAATTTAGTTGGGTTCTACGCAAATACTTTAGTTATTAATGATCCATTAATACAACTAGGATACAATAATCCTTCGGATAGTATTGATCTTGGATTCCTTGGTCATTATAATGATTCGGGCACAGAAAGACACGCTGGGTTATTTAGAGACGCTAGTGATAAGAAATTTAAGTTCTTTGCTAACATTGTAGGTGAACAGGGCCCTGCAACTATTGATACTGCTAATGATAGTTTCCGTTTAGCAACCGTTGTTGCCGAAACATTCGAAGGCAATGTTACTGGATTTGTAAGTTCTATAGGCAACTTTACAACCAGTGATTTGACTGAGGGCAACCAACTATATTATACAAACGCAAGAGTTGATGCGTATGTAACACCAAAATTAACTACTGCTAATGTTGCAGAGCTAACAAATCTCTATTATACAAATGCCCGAGTTTATTCAAACGTAATTGGTCTAATTGGGGACAAAGCTAACGTATCGGATCTAACAACTGCTAATGTTTCAGAGCTAACAAATCTCTATTATACAAATGCCCGAGTATATTCTAATGTAATTAGTTTGTTAAATGCAAAAGCAAATGTTGCTGATCTAACAACTGCTAATGTTTCAGAGCTAACAAATCTCTATTATACAAATGCCCGAGTATATTCTAATGTAATTGGTCTAATTGGGGACAAAGCTAACGTATCGGATCTAACAACTGCTAATGTATTAGAAGTTGGTAACAACATATTTTACACCAATGCAAGAGTTTATTCAAATGTAATTAGTTTATTAAATGCCAAGGCCAATGTATCGGATCTAACAACTGCTAATGTATTAGAAGTTGGTAACAACATATTTTACACCAATGCAAGAGTTATTGCAAATGTTTTAGATTATTTTGCAGTAAATGAAATATCTTCAAATGTTGCGGCAGCTTTAGTTAATTTTGGCAGCAACATAATTAACACAACAGGCAATATTGCTGCAGGCAATATAATCGTAAATACAGTCACTTCTAATATTTGGACAAATTTATATACTGCTAACGTACTCGAAACATCTGGCAATTTATATTATACTAACACACGAGTTCTTTCAAATGTTTTAGAATATTTAGCAGTAAATCAAACATCTTCAAATGTTGCAGCCGCATTGGTTAATTTTGGTAGTAACATAATTAACACAACCGGCAATATTACCGCCGGTAATGTTTTTGCAAATACGATTATTGGAAATGGCGGCGGATTTATTGTTGGTGCTAATTTAATATCCACAAATATTATTTTAGCAACAACTTGGACAGGATTGTATGCAGCAAATGTAGTTGGGTTAACAACTGCTAATGTGTTAGAAGTTGGTAGTAACATATACTATACTAATGCAAGAGTTCTTTCAAATGTTTTAGAATATTTAGCAGTAAATCAAACATCTTCAAATGTTGCGGCCGCATTAATTAATTTTGGTAGTAACATAATTAACACAACCGGCAATATTACCGCCGGTAATGTTATTGCTAATAATTTTATACAACTTGGTACTGGCACTGGCGCAATTACATCCACATCTAATCTTAACATAACAGCTGCCGGCAATATTAATCTTTTAAGCGGCAATGTTGTTATTAGTAATAGAGTAATTGTTGGTGGCGCAACTAGCAATATAGTTATAGATGGTAATACCGGCAATATTTCTGTTACAAACACTTTAACAACAAACAATTTAATAATTAGAGGATTTGAATTATTCTCGAATAATGATATTTCTCTTAATAGAGTTACAGCCAACATTTGGAATAATCTATATACTGGAAATGTAATAGAGAATCCTGCATCGGGCAATTTGTGGTATTCCAATGCGAGAGTTCTTTCTAACATATTGGCATATATTGCAGTAAATCCGCAAGGCACGACATATACTAATTCAAACGTAACGCATTTCATGAATATCTTTGGTAGTAACTCTATTGTTACTACTGGAAATATAACTGCCGGCAACATAATAGTTACAACGAATTTAACTGTTCGCGGCACATTAACCGCGAATGCAATATCGGCCAATAGCGGTGGTGGATTTATTACTGGTGCTAATTTAATTAGTACTAATACTCTTGCAGTTGGTAGAATACAAGGGGTTGTTGGTGCCGGGGGTATTACGGGCAACATCCATTTAACTGCGAACGTCATGCCGCAAGGAAATGGTCTAATTAATTTAGGTAATGCAACTAATTACTTTGGTAACGTCTATGCTAAGGTTGTTTGGAGTACCGAATTAAGAACTTCGGGTAAAACTTTATACATTGGCGACACAGAAATTAGTGTAGATGAAGATAACAATTTAGTAATTACAAATCCTAATGGGGCTACAATTACACTTAGAGGAAACTTCTCAAGTAATACAGATTTAACAACAACTAATGTTACAGAATTAATTAATTTATATTATACCAATGATAGAGTTTATTCTAATGTTACCGAAATGTTGCCAACATATACTGGAAATATTCGTTCAGGTAACATAACAATTGGATATGGCACAGGCGGGTCGTTAATTGGCGCCAATTTAATTACTACAAATATTATTTCTGCAACAACTTGGACAGGATTATATTCATCTAATGTTGTAGAAGGTACAAATTTATTCTATACTAATGCAAGAGTATCTTCTAATGTAATTGCTTTATTGCCGACATTAGCTGGCCCTGGTATTAATATTGCTGCAAATGGTATTATTTCCACTTC